CACGAGATTGGCCAAAAGTAAAGTTATTCCAATTGTATTACGATTCAGATGATACGATGTTGGAAGTTGCAAACAAAATCGGTATATGTAAATCAACTATGTTTATGAACATTAAAAAAATAAGAGAACATTTAAGAACCACATGCCCTAACCCATTCCAAAATGCCTAATGATAAAATTATCAGTATAAGAAATCTAAATCAATTACTAACTAATCCCGATTACAAAGAGTATTACGAATTAAAACAAGAAATCTTAAAAGAGTATCCACCTCAAAAGAAAAGAACACAACAAGAACACCGAGAATGTATGAAACGAATTGGTGAGTTACTTTGGGATATACACGGCCCATTCCAACGATTTATAGATTCACAAGTAAGTGAGATAATAACAGTAAGACAAGAACAAAAAGCAAACAAACAAAAACCAGGTAGAGCAATAAAAGAAGAAGATTATGAATAAGGTTACATTATTAAAAGGAGATTGTCTCCAAAAACTAAAAGAGTTAAAAGATAATTCAGTAGATTCAGTAGTCACAGACCCACCATACGAAATCGGTTTTATGGGTAAAGGTTGGGATGATAGTGGTATTGCAAACAACCCCGAGTTATGGAAAGAAGTTCTACGAGTTCTAAAACCAGGAGGTCATCTATTATCCTTCTCCCATAGTAGAACCTACCATAGACAAGCAGTAGCAGTAGAAGATGCTGGGTTTGAGATTAGAGACCAGATTATGTGGATATATGGTAGTGGGTTTCCAAAATCACACAACATAGGTAAAGCTGTAGATAAGATAGAAGGTAATGAAAGAGAGGTAGTTGGTGTTAGTGATAATACAAGAGATAGAAATAATCATGAATATAATTCAGTAGGTAATTTTGGTTCAAATGAAATTATAGAAACAAAAGGACACTCACCCTACGAAGGTTGGGGAACTGCATTAAAACCAGCACACGAACCAATAGTAATGGCAAGAAAACCATTCAAAGGTAATGTAGCAAATAATGTATTAGAGTGGGGGACAGGTGGTATAAATGTAGATGGGTGTAGAATAGGTAGTGAGGTAAGAACAACACCTATACATTCAACAGATGTAAAAGAAGATAATACCCTATTTGGATTACATCCTACTATACAACATCATAGAGAAGAAACAACATTAGGCAGATTTCCTGCAAACATAATCTTTGATGAAGAAGCCGGTAAGATACTTGATGAACAGAGTGGAATAAGAAAAACTGGTGGTGTTAAAACACAAGTGGATAATGGAGCAAATCAACCAATAAATCTTGGTGGTGGATTGACTAAACCAAGAGAAGCAAGTGAAGGTGGAGCATCTCGTTTCTTCTATTGTCCTAAATCATCCAAGAAAGATAGGAATGAAGGAATGCCGGAACAAGTACCACAATTTACTGGCAGACCAAGAAGAGAAGATGGTAGTGTAATCTATAAAGAAACACACCCTGAAGAATGGGCAGAGGTAATGAAGACCAAACCAAGAAAAGAAAAAACATCATTAGCTGCAAGTGAAGAAATCCTACAACCTACTACAAAGGGAACGATGAATACACACCCAACCGTAAAACCAACTGATTTGATGGCATACTTGATAAGATTGATTACACCCAAAGGAGGATTAGTTCTTGACCCATTTATGGGAAGTGGTTCAACTGGTAAAGCAGCAGTAAGAGAAGGGATGAACTTTATCGGTATAGAAAGAGAAGATGAGTATATGGAGATAGCAAAGAGTAGAATAGATTATGAGTTAAAGAAGAACAAACATACAGAGTTCTTTAATATATAAGTTATGAATAGAGAACATAAGAATAGAATAAATAACGAGTATTACCATCGTAATAAAGAAAGAATAAACTTTAAGAGAAGAGGTGGTGATAAAAAACCTTTACTTACCGAAGAAGAAAAGAAACAAAAGGAAAGGGAATATAACGCAATGTATAGAGCTAAAATGAAACAGCAACCACATAAAGTTTATTTACTTATTGATTACAATTATGTTGGAACTACACATTGGATTAATAAAAGATTTTCACAACACAATTATTCAAAGGGGTGGGATTGTTCTAATTACAAAATCCTATTTGAAAGTATGGATAGGAATGAATGTTTGGAATTTGAATCAAAGATGCATGCATTAGGATATAATGGTGGTGATAGTAAACATGCAACATACCGATAATATATAAATATATACACCATCTACCACTAACATCAAACATTATGTTATTATAGTATAGCTTATATTAAAATAATATATAATAATATGCCGTTTGAAAAAAACCATAAACTTGCCAAAGGTCGTCCCAAGGGTGCAATCAATCGTTCAAGTGAGCAGATGAAACTATCTATTGCAAGGGCAACTAATAAAGTTCTTGATGATTTACCAAAGATAATGGAAGAGATGGTAAAGAAAGACCCGAGAGGAGCAGTAGATATAGCACTTAAACTTCTTGAGTTCCACTTACCAAAACAATCTCGGGTAGAAATGAAAGCAGAAGTGGAACAACGAATACATCAAATTTCAGTAAACATTCAAGATGGAATTGCAAATCAACACATCAAAGACGTATCGTGATATAGATAAGAGTAGAAAGATTTGTATTCTCCAAGGGGGGACACGTTCGGGTAAGTCTCACTCTACGCTCCAATGGCTAATAGTACAATCCCTCTCTGTACCCAATTTAATCACTTCTGTTGTACGAAAATCATTTCCATCAATGAGAGTATCAATCCTACGAGACTTTCAAACCATAATGAAAGAATTGGGTATATGGGATGAAAATAGATACTCTGCAACTGAACACATCTACCATTTTGATAATGGTTCTATTATAGAGTTCATGTCTATTGATAATGCAGAGAAGCGTAAGGGGACTTCACGCGATATACTTTTCTGTGATGAGGTAAATGAATTATCAAAGGAGGATTACTTCCAGTTATTCATTAGAACGAGACAAAAAACTATACTTGCATATAACCCATCTTTCGGCACTAACAATTATATCTTTAACGAGATACATACACACCCTGAATCAGATCTTTTTATTAGCACTTTCCTTGACAACCCATATTTGGAAAAATCTATTGTAGATGAAATCTTGCGATTAAAAGATATAAACCCCGAATACTTCAAGATATATGGTTTAGGATTACCTGGTAATAATGTGGGAACTATATTCAGTATAACACTAATAGATGAAATACCAGAAGATTCTGATTTTCTTGCATTTGGGATGGACTACGGTTATAGTATAGACCCTACTACATTGGTGACAGTAAGTAGAAAAGATACTAACCTATATCTTGATGAGTTGTTATTCAAAACTAATATGGTGACAGGTGATATAATCAACTTTCTTAAATCACTTGACATTGGTAGAAATGAAATCTTTGCAGATAGTGCAGAAGGTAGGTTGATTGAAGAGATATATAGAAGTGGGTTTAACATCAAACCAGTTCGTAAAGGTCCTGATTCAGTTAGAATAGGAATTGATTTAATGATGAACTATAAACTGCATGTCACTAAAAGAAGTAAGAATATGATTAGAGAGTTTAGTGAGTATGTGTGGATGATTGACAAAAATGGAAACTTTGAGAATAAGCCAGTTGATTATAGCAATCACACGATAGATGCAGTTAGATACGCAGTTATGGAAACCTTATCACAAAAGAAAATAAATGCCGGAAAGTATGCAATCAGTATAAAAGGCATGGGACGGTATTAAGAAAAGGAAATAATATGAAAGATGATAAAAGTTGGAGTGAAGCAGAATTAAAAGATTTAATCTTATTTGCACAATCACTACGAGAAGAGAATGAAGAACTAAGAGCAAAGGTTATTGCAATGGATGCAATGGTAAATAAAAGAGAAGCAGCATTGAGACAAGCACAGAGATACATTATGGTATTAGAAGAAAAAGTAGCAGAATCAGGATTTGGTTATATAAACATGAATTAATATGAGACAAGAAATAAACATTAATCTACCAGATAGTTGGAAAGATATAACATTACGAAAGTATTTGGAATTACAAAGAGATTTACAAAACCATGAGGATGACCCTATGGCACAATTCCATTATACTATGCATCACCTTTGTGGTATTAGTGTGGATGTCATTTTGAGTATGACACACGAATCACACGAGAAGATTAAAAGAAGTTTGG